TCCGACATGATGCGGTAATTGACCAGCGGTGCCGCCCAGGTCGGGTCCTGCGTGGTGCCCGCCGCAACGGCTGCGCGCTGCAGCCAGTGGTCGCTGGTGGTCGAGCCGACTGTAACCGCGTGGCGCAGCACGCTCCCCACTTCCGGCGTCTCGTTGTCCCAGCGTTTGGCGAGCTCGACCGCCTGCAGGAGGTTGCCTTTCGCCAATGCCAGAGCGCCGACCATGCGGGTGAAAGCCTGACCGGGGAACGGCTTGAAGGCGCGGGCCTGCACACCTTGCGGCTCGAGCGGCGACGGTGCCGGCAAGGCGCGCTTGCCGATCATCTGTTCGGCCGCAGCGAGGCGCGTCATCTGCGCGTCGATGTCGTCGACCTCGCCCTTGTCCTTGTCGAACGCCTTCTGCTCGTCCTCGGTGAAGTTGCGGTCCTCGCCGGCCGCCAACTCCGACAGCGTCGTCATGGCGTCGAGGTGCTTGTTCCGCTTCGACTGCAACGAGTCGATCTGTTTTCTAAGCGACATTTCTGCCCCCCTTGAAAACGCCCGGCTTGAGCCGGGCGAGGGTGAGTTGATTGCGCCGCTGCTGGGCGGCGACGCGGGCAGATGCCCTCTCGTCGAACACCAGCAGTCGGCGTTGCGTCGCTTCGCTGAGCGCGAGCGAGCGGGCGAGGGCGAGCGCCTGCGCATTGGCAGGCACCGGCACCACGCTCAATTCGAGAAGTTCCTGGGCGACGAACTCGTAGCCGGTCGGCCATTTTTCGTGCTTGGGATCGTCGTCGGCCCAGATGTAGTTCGGCGCTTTCGTCGGCAGGAAGCCGACCGACACCGCATTCAGAAAGCCGCCTTTCAGCGCGCTGTAGACATCATCGGCCGCTTCGCTGTCGCCCTCGGGGCGAAACTGCGCGGTAGCGATCAGGCGCGAACCTTCGACGCCGATGTCGGTGACTTTGCCGATGGGAACGGCGCTGCTGTCATGGCCAAACAACAGCACAGGGTTGTTCTTGTAATTCGACAGGTCCCATCCGCTGGCGCGGATGATGTCACCATAGCGGTCGACGCTCTCGTCCGAGGCGACGAAGGTGGCGCGGCGCACGCCGTCATCACCTTGGGCCGCTTTCTCGATTGTGCCGTCACGGTGGAGTCGCTGGCCGACGACGGGCGCCGGGCGTCCGAATTGCAATGAGGTCATGGCGTCTCTCTCCTGCCAACGCGGTGGGGCTTGGGCTTGGCGCTCTTGACGTGCTGAGAGGTGAGGCGATTGCGGGCGGGCTTGGTTTTCATGGCGCTCGCGGGGACGTCGGAGCGCAGCCCGAGCACGCCGCGCGGGCGCGCGACGCCGGTCTTGGTCGGCATGGTGCCTCCGGTTTCGATTGGTGACTGATGACCCGCATGGGGAGAGCGAGTAACGGAAGGAGAGCGCCCCGCTAGATCACGAAGATCGACTGGTCGCCGCCCTGCAGCGACGCGGTATAGCGGCCGATGGCCATGATGAGCGCCGTCATGCCGTCGATGCGGCCGATGCTGTGCTGCTTGTGCGGCATCTCGTTCAGGTTCTTGTCGCGCTGCACTTTCAGGTTCGACGCCATCACCGTCAGCACCGGATTGTTGCCATGGTCGAGCTTGCGGTCGGCCAGCAGGGCGGCGAGTTCCTTGGTCGGCGCCGTGTAGGACCGCAAGCCCTGGGTGAACTCGACCATGTTCACGCCTTCCGACGTGAGTTCGGTCGAAAGCTGCGTTGCGTTCCACGGATCGAAGGCGATGTCCTGCAGGTCGAAGTGCCTGGTATCGGCCAGCACAGCGGCTTTGATCTCGGCGTGATCGACGACGTTGCCCGGCGTGACCTCGATCCAACCCTCTTCGACCCAGCGCCGATAGGGCATGCGATCCCGGTCGGCCCGTTCCTCAAGCGTGTCGGCGGGCATCCAGAAGCGTGACGCCACCCGCATGATGCCGCTCTCGTCCGGCTCGAACAGTTTGATGAACGCCGTGATATCGATCTTGCTCGACAGATCGAGCCCGCCCCAGCAGCGCATCCGTTCGAGCGTGTCGGGATCGAAGCGGCCCCGGCTGTTCTTCGCCCAGGTCGCCATGTCGACGAAGCTCTCGGCCACCGCGCTGCGCACGTTGAGCCGCAGCCGCTTGAACGCTGAGAGTGCGGCCGGCGACTTCGCCGCCTTGCGCGCCTGCCGGTGCAGGTCGTCGAGCTTGACGGATATCCCGAGGTTGGGGTTAGCCTTCTGCCAGGCGACCGGATCATCCCAGCGGTCGCCCTTGTCGATGGTGGCGATGAACGCGAACACGTCGTCATCATCGACAACGCCTTCGAGCACCTTGGTCGCGTAGTCGTTCTCCGTTGCATAGACGCTCTCGGGATTGTCGTCGCCCGCCGTGGTGATGATCCAGAGCAGCGGCTGACGCCGGGCACCGAGCGCGGTGTCCATCACATCGAGCAGCGCGCGCGTGCGATGGCGGTGGAGTTCGTCGACCAGCACGCAGTGCGGGTTGAGCCCGTCGAGCGTGCGGTCATCCGACGACAGCGGCTCGAACTTCGAATTGGTGACATCGACCGACAGGTTCAGTTTGAATCGCGAGACGATGCGCGCCAGATCGGGCGAGGTCGTCACCATGCGCTTGGCTTCGTCGAAGATGATGCGCGCCTGGTCGCGCCGCGTCGCTGCCGCGTAGATTTCCGCGCCGGCCTCGCCGTCGCACGTCAGCATGTCGAGGCCGACGCCCGCCAGCATGGTGCTCTTGCCGTTTTTCCTCGGCAGTTCGTCGTAGACGTAGCGGAAGCGCCGCGTGCCATCCTGGCGCTTCCAGCCGAACACGCTGCCGACAACAAACTTCTGCCAGCCGCTCAGCAGCACCGGCTTGCGAGCCCATTCGCCCTTCGAGTGCCGCAGGAAGCGGGCATAGAAGTTGATGCGGTGCTGGGCGACGTCGGGCCGCCACACCAGCCCGCGCTTCGGCCCGCGCTTGAGGTCGGTCAGGTGCCGCTTGCAGGCCAGCCGCACCAGCCGGCAGGCGATGATTTCCTTGGCCACCACCGCCCGCGCGTAGGCGGTTGCCTCGTCCGGGCCACTGGGCGGCGGCTCGGCAGCCTTACGTTTGCGGGCCATTTATGGGCCTCCGACCTGCGACAGTCTGTCCATTCTGTCCACTCGCAATCCGCGCCGGATGTCTTAAATTTACGACATGCAATCGGCACCGGGCCGAGGCAGATCAGGCAAGAAAGGCCAGACCAATGACGCTTCATACCTTCAAGGTCGGTGACCGCGTGCGGCTTGCACGGACGGTTGACCGCTACCCCGATTTCCTCGCGCCGCAGGGCATGGTCGGCACCGTTTATGACGTTGCCATTGACGGCGCCATCTCGGTGCAGATGGACGCGCCGCTGGCCGGCGCCGAGGACTGGGATAACTGCATCTGCTGGGATGACTGGCAGTTGGACGACCTCGCCCTCGACCTCGAAATGGCGGAGGGCTGAGCCATGACCAGCTACGAACATCAACGCCGCGAGGCCACAAGTTGGGCAGCGGCGACGCTGACCGCCAAGGGCTGCACTCTGCATCCCATCGAAGGCGGCGCGTGGGACGTTGAGTTGCCCAACGGCGCATGGCACGCGGCGGAAGACTGGCGCGAGTTGTGCGCCATCGCCCGCGAAGCCAAGGCGGAGGGCTGACCCGTGACCACACGTTATGTCGTGCGTGATATTGCGACCAAGGGATGCGATTTCCTACTGTGGGGAGATGACGATCCGGCGGCGGCGGCGGAAACCCTGCGGCAGTGCAGGGCCGACGGTGTCGAGGTCGAACTGATCACCATGCCGTCCGACGCAATGGACGAACACACGCGACGCCTCATCGAAGGCATCAAGGCGGAAGGCTGATGAACTCGCGCGACCTGCTTCGTGGCGCCGGCGTTGCCCTGCATGGGCAACGCTGGCAGTCCGACCTCGCCCGCGAACTCGGCGTCGCCATTCGTACCATGCAGCGGTGGGACGCCGGCAGCCACCCGATACCCGACACGATCTGGCCGGAACTGCTCGACCGCCTCAAGGGCCGAGCCGTCGAAATCATCGAAGTGCGCAGCAAGGTTGCGCGGCAAATCAAGGAGACGATCAGATGAAACCGATATTTTGCGCGCTCATCGCATCAGCGGCGTTCAGCGCCTGCGGCGGTGCGCTAGCGCAATCGCCCAAGCCTCGGGTCGAAGTCATCGACCTCAAGTGGCATCTCAGCGGCAGCATAGCGATCCTCGACACGCTTACGCTGTCGTCGTTCAGCGATCAGGGCGTCAAGGACATCGTAATCAAATGCACGACCGCCGGTCGGAGCAAGACAAACCTCACCGAGGTGAAGATGACCCTTTACGACAAGATCGAACCGAAGGGCGTGCAATACTTCACCAACGTCAACCTCGGCCCCGTCAATCCGCAGACCGCCTATTTGGACTGCGAAGTCATCGCGACGTTGCCTCAATAAGCGATGCGACGTAACCCGAAGCCCCGGCCTCACCGCCGGGGTTTTTCTTTGCCTACTCGTCGAGCTTGTCGGGCTTCTCGGCCAAGTAGGCGGCGAGCGGCGTGCCGGCGATCTGGCCGGCGCGGCCCTGCACCGGCTCGCCGCCCCGTCCGATGTTGGTGCGCGACGCCGGGCTGAATCCCATTTCGGCACCCGACCGCAGCATGATCAGCGCCTGCCGGTTCACGATGGGCAGGAACGGATTTTGTATCGCGTTGCCTTCCTTCGTCTTCACGACCTGCCCGAGCTTGCGCACCTCTTGGGCGGCCCTCGCGTGCTCGATGCAGGCCACCGTCCAGACGATCAGGCATTCGCGGTCGGTCGCCGTCAGCAGCCCCGGCGGCGCGTTCTCGATGGCGTAATGCCACTGCGCGCGCTGCTCGTCGTCGAACCATTCCGGCGGCGCCCACAGGATGCCGACGCCCTCGGGCTCGTCATTCGATGGCGGCAGCTTTGACGGATTGCCGTGCAGCAGTTTCAGATGCGTCGGCGTCGGCTTCGTCCCGCGCTGCCCCATCAGGTCCTCCCAATCGCTCGGCGCGGACGTCGGTGAACGTGCGCCCGTCACCGTCCAGCGTCGCGCTGTCGCCCGTGAAGTTCTGCCAGCGCATGACGGCAACATCGACGTAGGCCGGGTTAAGCTCAATCGCCAGCGCCGTGCGCCCGCTTGTCTCGGCGGCGATGATAGTCGTGCCACTGCCGCAGAACGGCTCGTAGACCGTCTCGCCGGCGCGGCTGTTGTTGATGATGGGCCGAAGCATCGTCTCGACGGGTTTCTGCGTGCCGTGGCCCAGGCCGCTATCGTCGCGCGCTGCAATCTCCCATATCGTCGTCTGCGAACGGTCGCTCGCCCAATGCCCAGCGCGCCCTTTGCGCACGGCATACCAGCAAGGCTCGTGCTTCCAATGGTAGTCGCCGCGCGAGAGGGCGAAGCGGTCCTTGGACCAGATGATCTGCGCGCGAAGTTCGAAGTCGCAGGCGAGGAGACTGTCGGCGACGACGTTGGCGAAGCGGCCGGCGTGCCAGACGTAGGCGACGTCTCCATCGAAGAGCGCCCACGCCTCGCGCCAGTCCGCACGGTCGTCGTTCAGCACCGTGCCCATCTTGCCGGTGTTGATGTTGACGCCGGCTTTCGCGCGCCACGCCGGATCGTAGTCGACGCCGTAGGGTGGGTCCGTGACCATCAACAGCGGGCGAGCAGCGCCCGCCAGGCACCGCTCGACATTGTACGCGATTGTACAATCGCCGCACGCCAGCCGATGCTTGCCGAGCAGCCAGACATCGCCCAGGCGCGATGTCGCAATTTCCGGCGGCGTTGGAGAGGCATCGGGATCTGTGAGCCCCGCCTTGATGGCGGCGCGGGCGAACAACTCGCCAATCTCACCGTCCTCGAAGCCCGTCAGACCCAGGTCGAACCCGGCCTCCTTCAGATCGCCCAACTCGAGGGTGAGCAGTGCGGCGTCCCATCCGGCGTTCAGCGTGAGCTTGTTGTCCGCGATGACGTAGGCCCGCTTCTGATTGTCGGTCCAACCGCGCGCCACCATCACCGGGATGGTCGTGAGCCCGAGCCGCTGCGCCGCCAGCACGCGCCCGTGGCCAGCGATGATCTCGTCACGCTCGTCGACCAGCACCGGCATCGTCCAGCCCCACTCGCGAATCGACGCAGCGATCTGAGCGACCTGCTCTTCCGAGTGCGTGCGCGCGTTGCGGGCGTAGGGGATCAGCCCGGCGACCGGCCGCCGCTCGACATTGTTCGCCGGCCAGCCCTGTTCAGGAGACTCTGGCGACTCCGTGGGGCGCGATTTCCGTTTGGCTGGGGCCACCCTACCTCCTACCGGCCTGATCGCGCCGTGTGGGCCACTGTGGGCCGCGTGGACCCCCTAACAATAACTCCCGGACGCGTCTCTCGGCG